CCATGTCTAATTAATCCACTTAATGTATTATTCATTTTAATTTATATTATTTAATTTATGTTATCCTTACTCTTAATGCACCTGCGTTATGGTAGATACCTCCTAGTTCTACACCACCTGTTGCTGCTGCACTATCAGATGCAAAATTATATGAAGCGTAATCTACAAGTGTTAAAGCTGGTAGATATACCATATCATCTTTGGTTGCCGTAAAGTTATTTAAACTAACAATAGTAGTTCCACTTGTAGTTCCTGTTATTTGGTTATCTTTTCCACCTAAAATCGCGTTATATAGTCCGGTTGATGTATTATCATTATCATTAATAACTACGCTATATTGTCCGTCATTATTTGCGTTATGTCCTATAGCAATACCATAAGACCCTGTATCTGCACTTCTACCTACCGCTACACCAAAAGATTGTGAGTTAGCAAATTCACCTATATTAAGGTGTCTAAAACCATTACCACTTCCTAAAATTCCTAAACAAATTCCACCATTATTATTTCCACCAGTACTATTATCATCGCCAATAACAATACCTTTTTCTGTAGTATTACTACGACCAATAGCTATTTGACCAGATGCACTTATACTATTATCATAACCAACAACAACTCTATCATCAGTATTATTAACTAAAGTATTATTATATCCAAAAACAACATTATTTCTGGTACTTGTGTTCGGTGTTCCGTTAACCGCTGAGTTACCCCAGCCAACTACCAAATTATCATAATTTGCATCAAAACCATTCGGTGCAAATGGTGTTCCTGTATAATCAAAAAATGTATCTACAGCTTCCGGTGTAGTTCCACTATATGTTGTAAAATAATTTGTTCCTACACCCGCTAAAAGTGTTGATAACTTTATTTTACTTGTTGTTGTCTCCCCACTATCAACTATGGCAAGCAAATCATTATCTGTCTTACCAGTTTGTTCGGGCAACTGAGGTATTGTTTTATTTGCCATATCTTAATTATTATAATTCGGTTATTACAACTGAGTAGCCTTGTGCTTCCAGCTCTGTTTTTATTACTTGATTACTAAAATCCAATAAGTCAGACCCATCAGTAGTTCGGTCGTAATTAAAGGTTCTTTTTAATCTAAAAATAGTGTCACCAAATGGAAACTTACCATTTGTATAATCAGCTTCACTATTCCATACATTTAAATCTACTTTAACAATATTACCTGTATCTTGTAAATTAAATATTGTTCTTCCATATACACTTGATAAAGATATTCCGTTATCAAGTTCTATATTTCCTGTTATTTCTAAAGCCATTTTGTTTTATTTTATTTGTTTATTTTTATAGTGGAAACCAATCAATAAAGTCTCCCCCTTGTGTTATTATTAAGTCACCATTCTGAGCTTCGATATGATAAAATACTGGTGACGGAGTTGGTGTTGGTGTCGGACTAGTAGTAATAGTTGGTGTAATACTACTTGTCGGAGTAATAGTAATAGTTGGTGTAACACTAGTAGTCGGTGTAATACTAGTAGTAGGTGTAATCGACGGAGTAGGTGTTATTGTTGTAGTTGGTGTAATAGTTGGCGTAGTTGTTATCGATGGTGTAGTAGTAACTGACGGGGTAGTAGTAATAGTAGGTGTAATAGACGGGGTAACAGATGGTGTAGTAGTAGGGGTAATAGTAGGTGTAACTGACGGAGTTGCTGAAGGTGACGGACATAACGGAGTTGGTATTATATTTAAATAATTTATTGTAATATAATCATTATTTGAACCTACTGGTCCAAAAGTTCCTTCCTTAATAAAATACCGACCATTAAAGCTAGTAAACATATTATTCGGGTCAGCAATATAATTATATACCATCGATAAATCTAAGCCAGTATATGTTGTACCACACCCTGAATATGATATTGGCGTAACACCTTTAGCGTTAAATAATAATTGTGTTACTTCGACCCGTGCCCACATAACATCACCATAAGTGGGGTCAGTTGGTGTTTTTATATATGGTACTAAATCAGTAAAAGTTTTACATTCGAACTCTGGTCCTGCATCAGTAGATATTTCTATATTATCTTCCAAAAATCTATATGTTCCGTTAGCAAATGCATCATCACCAGTAAAACCAGTTAGCGTAAACGCAACAGGGTATTTATCAAATGGTGTTTCACAATCATCAAGGCCATACGGAAACGTAACACTTATATTTGCTGTAGCCCCGACGACATTGTCACTAAATCTTTCTTTAAACGGAGTAATAGTTAAAGGAAAATTAAAGTCGACCAACGGGTTATCGAGGTTCATCTTTAATGTACTTAATATCTGATTAATATAATTTATACAAAAACTTTGACCCTGTATTTCACTCTCTAGACTTTCATAAGTCTGAGTCATTATAATCAGGTTCGCATTTAAAGTTGCAAATTGTTCGTTTTGATTAAGACTAACAGGGTTAAGGAACGCATAAGGGTAATTTACTGGTTGCTCGTCGTCAGGGGTATTAATATCACTGATATTACCATAACTAAAATCGTTGATAAAAAAGTTATCGTTACAGGTGTCCTTAATTAAATCTATTATTTCTTTGTATGTCATCTAATCTTCTTTTTTCATTCTCAGCTTTATCTTTCTTAAAAGCCAAAAAGTTTAGCGCCTGTATTATTGGTTCATCTACTACTTTATTTATATCCAAAAACTTATCATCACACAACACCATTAGAAATTGATACCAGTTATATGCAGGGTCAACCCTTTCTTCCAACTCCATATCATTTTTACTAAATTCATCATCTAATCCAAAAAGCTTCCTATAACTATTAAATATATTTAAACGCCAATTTAAATAATATTTTATACCACCATAGTAATCATAAATATACATTTTATCCGCAGGTTCTATTTCGTATAATCTTTTTATAATATCATATATGTTTTTTTGAACCCCACCAGTTATTAATACTTCCATATCGACAAATAAACCAACATTAATATTATTAATATCAAAACTCCCTTTCTTTATCGGTGCAGTATCAGGGTATATTTTATTTAATAATATTGTTACTACTAACTCAATAGTTTTTTTTGGTATCTTTAATGTATCACTATATGGTATATCCATAACAATACTAACTACTTTACGCCAATTATTCTCTATTGTAATATCCCAGTTCGCCAACTCTTTAAATTGCTTTATAGTTAACCTCTTTGGTACTCTGTATACTTTTTCATCTATTAATAACTCCCCGTTCATATCATGTATGTATACTTACCTTTTTTATGTTTGGTCTTTTTACAATAGTTAGCTAAGGCTAGACTTATTACGCAGTCGTCGTGTAAACCTGTAGGGTGTCCGTATTTTATACTTCGTGTCTTTGGATTATAATCATAAGTAAAAACCTCTAACTCTTGATATAAGGGGTTAAATAAGTTTTTTGATGGTATACCTATAGCCCCTTCGTTTAAGTCTAAAATTAACCCTTCTATTAGTTCCATTTTAGATTTATTCGTTGTAGTGAAGGGGTGAATATCTTTGTACTTATGTTTTAGTTGTTCGAATATTACATCACCTATACTATTAACTTCGACAAGTCCTATAGCTTTATGTTGGTTAAGTATTATTATAAGTTCATCAATAATCACCCTCCACTCCCTTTTATTTGTTCTATATATATCTATTACATTACCAGTTGAATCTACACATGTTATTACCGTATAATCTTCATGTCGTCCTAAGTCGATACCTGCGTATATTTGTCCTTGTTTTTGTGGGTATTTTTCAAAACTATTTACCTCCAAATTTGTAAACACCTCACCCCCTCCATCTAAAAACTCAGCTAGATACTCTTGTTTAAAAACTCCCTCAGGTAAAGTCTTTCGTGCATCTATTATTTCTTTTGGATTAATATAAGGGGTATCATAACTTGAACCCTGATATGATTTATAGTTATCGTAATCTTTACTTAGTCCTAAATTATATAAATTATAGAACCAGTTTTTACCCTTTGGTGTCGATAAAAATAAAGCTTTCTTTCCTTTAACAGCTAAGGTGGGTCTTACGGCTTCAGTCCATGTTTCTTCCTTCATAAATGCAGCTTCATCTAATATTGCATAATCAAAAGTATAACCCCTTATGTTGTCGTATCTTTCTGCAGACCTGAAGTATATTTCACTTCCGTTTTTTAACTCAATATAACTTTCACTGAAGTTACATGTTTTAACAAACCCTGACGGACTGATGGCTCGTTCCAACTCTTTCTGTACTTTGTTGGTCTGACTATATACCGGTGATACCCACAATATTTTACATGGTTTATTATTTATCGACCAGTATAATAATAAGTTCATACCCATTAATGATTTACCAAACTGACGACCAACACTTATTATATGGTGTTTTTCCTCACCCCCTAATATACTATCAATAATTTTTTTTTGATTAGTATGTGGTGTAAACCCTTTCACTTTAATCACCGAACTCAAACTTAATATCTTTGAATAAATCTTTACCGTCAGGACCAGTTAACTCTTGACGGGCTAGTTTAGGTATAAAGTACTCTGATAACTTTAACATCATATCTAAAGCTTTGTTAGGGTCGTCCTCTGCAACTTTCTCCAACCATACCTTCATATTGTCTAAGTTATCATCGACTAATTTCTGGTACGCTTCCCTGATTTCTGCAGTACTTTTGTTAGGGGTTCCTTTACCCCTTCCTCTTGGGTTACGGACTTCACCTTTTTTAATACTCCCCTTATTTGTACTTCTTTTATCTATTTTTTTATTTGCCATTACTATAATAAATATTATTTTTTGTTAAAAACTCTTTTATTATTTCTTGATACTCTTTGGGGTCTTCATAATAATTTCCCCCTTCATAATGATATGGTTTTTCTAATGTTGGTATATTCATCTTTTAAAAGTATCTTTTCTTTATTTCTAATATTATGTTCCAATCGCATATACCACACTTCCCCCTACTTTTATTTGTATCATATATTGCATTATACGCTTTATATACATTATTAATAAATTCATTGCTCTTTTTTCCTGAGTTCATAAATTGTATCCTATTGTCTTTTACCCACTGAGCCCATATTTCTTTCTCTGACGGAGTTTGAGTGGGTGTAGGGACACTTTCTTTCTTTTTAGGTGGTCTACCCCTTTTCTTTAATTTAATGTCCTTATTGTCGTGATAATTAATATCTTCTTTTTTTTCCATATCCTTTTAATAATTTTGTTGTAAATATTTTTAATGGTAATTGATTATATGTTATATTTGTATCTCTACCTTTTATTTTTTGTATTACTATTTTTGTTGCGTTATCGAATTGCCTTCGATATGTCGACCTTGATACTTTTAAACAACGGGCAACCTCTGCAAAATTCATATCGTTACTATACCATAACATTATTGTAAAAGCTGCATTTTTTTCTTTTATATCATCTGATAACAATAACTCTTCAATAATATCTAAATTTAAATTAATTAATCTATCCAACTCGATATTATATTCGTTGGTATCACTTATACTTTCCCACCATTCGTTACTTAAGTACCTTTCGTTATTATTTATATGTTTTTTATATTTTTTATAAAAAGGACTACTACTACTTTTATACTGGTTTAAAGCCATACGAATAATATAAAATTTGGCTGCACCATCATCAACTACTTTTTGTGCTACAGGTTTTTGTATAAAGTCTAATAATAGTTCATGTAACAAATCATCTACTAAGTGTTGCTCTTGCTTCATTATATTTTTTAAAGTATCTCTCAGGTCTTTATAATTTTTATTTATCCATGTATTTAACTCCATGTTATTTTATGAATGCAATTATGTATTGTTGTTTCATGCACACCATACTCGATACCTAAATTTTTCATACTAATATCTGTATTCATATATTTATTTCTAATTTCTTTACAAATATTCATACTTAATTTACAATACTCTCTTTTTCTAATATTCTCCGTATGTGTTATCATTTCTAAGTTCTCCAACCTGTTATCAGTTTTATCACTATTAATATGATTAATCTGCATACCCTCTTGTATATTACCCTTGTGACAAATCCATACATATCTATGCACATACATAGGTGTTGTTTTACCACTATCATACATTTTAAATTGTTTATACCCGTCAGTGTGTGTATAAGGTTTTAATACTTTTCCGTGTGCATTGATGATTTTACCATCTTTAGTTGCCCGATATTCCATGTTTTTTTTGTTAATAAGTTTATTATATATTATAAATACTTTGTAATTTAAAAAAAGCCTGGTTAACTATAAATTTTTTTATATTTATGATTAATAATACTTGTTGCCCGACAAATATTGTTTTTAAGGAAAATTAAAGGGAGCTGTAGTGGCTCCCTTTTTTTATGCATACCACCCTTTTTGAATGAACCCTATATTCTTAAGGTTTATTCTTTGATTACCTATTCTTTATTATTACCCCCTCCCTTATAAAGTTGTTGCCCTTATAACTTGTGATTAATACGCTTTTCTTTATTCACCTATTAATCAGTAATAATCAGATACACTCCATTCTAAGTTCATTCATGGAGATGGATGTTGTCGGTGGTGGGACATTGCATCTCAGTACCCTTTGGATAAGTAATTACCTTGAGATTATTGTGGAGTTATCATTTCCGTTAGGGGTCAGGTAAGTTAACACCCCTGTTATGTTTTTTATAAATATATGTGTTAATAAAAAAAACTTGTATACTTAATTATTTTTATCTATCTTTGAAATAAAAAATAACATGAAAAAAATAGATGCATTAGATAAAAAGGGTAACTTTAGGCACCAACAACACACGGAAAAATTTTATAAAGAGTTAAATAGTCCAAAGAATAAAGAGTTGCAACCATTTAGATACACGGATGATATAATGGTTGTTGGTAAACACAAGGGTAAACATTTATCTGATTTACCAAAAAATTACATTAAATGGTTAGTTAAAAATTATAAGGGGTTATCAAAAAGCTCAGAAAAAATACTTACACAATATCTCTATCATAATCTTTAATTAAATTATATTTCTCCATAAATTGAGTATGTATATTTTTATTTATATCATATCCTAACTTAGATAAAAATCTAGCTGTATTAATATAATCTATTTGTGTAAATTGTACTTCCTTCCAAAACCTTCCTAATGGTTGTTGTGATTTAAATGTCATAATAATAAATATATTTTTTTGATTAAGTATTTATCTTTTTGTAAATAAGTATATATTTATTATTATAAACCTTAAAAATAATATTAAAATGAGTATTAAAAGAAAAGAGGCGTTCAGACGCTACAATCAATTACAAACACAAAAAGTAGGTAATACTACAATAACAACACCCAAAGTTCGTAAAAGAACTGATGAATTATATGCAGATATGCAGGAACGAACCGCACAATTAATCGAAGATAAAATGATTGATTTATCAAGGTGGAACGGTGAAGGTAATATATTTAAGTATAGTGGTGTTATCGACTAACTCATTTTAATGTTATACTTTTTATTTTCATATAGTCGGTAACAAAAAAAGGGGTCAAACGTGACCCCTTTTATCTTATAAAAAAAAAGTATTACGGGTTATTAGGGTCAGCCCTGTTTAAGTCAGCCCATGTGCAGCAATCGTCACCACGGGGTATTACAATACCTGAACTATATGCATTTCTTTTGTCAGGCATCATACCATCGATACCAGGGTTAATATAATCAGGGAAGTCAGTATCGTTATCTATTAAAAATTCTCTAGTTCTTTCTCTGTAAAAATCTGCAGTATCTTTTACACTTCCTCTTAAGTATTTTAATTCACTTAAGTCTGTATTTTGTGCTTCCTCGGCTGAGGGGTTTAATACTGATTTATTTTTCATCTTATAATTAAAAGATGGTAAAGCCAAATACACTGAGTAGTTCGCCAACATCGGTGCAATATAATCGTTTAATAAATTTACCTCTTGAGTACTAGTAGTGCCACTAATAACTCTAGTTTTTAAATTATTATAAAATTTTGTTCCTAATAAATCCTGCACATATACATCTTGTGCTTGAATAACAAAGGGTGTTAACTCTTGTGGTTCAAGGTTTTCATGTACCGCAGTCAATCTTTTTAATCTACTTTCACTTATAAATAATGTATACGCCATTATACTTCTCCTGATATTTGTTTATTAAAGTCAATTTGTGCTGGTATAATCTGTATAGGTTGGTCGATACCAAATGCAGTTAGTATTGTATTTAAACACTTATTAATCTTTTTCTGTTTCGGTTCAATAGCCGTCGATGCGAAGTGTGTATATGCAACTTGTATTTCATCTGCATTATTACCTAATCCACCTTCATCGCGAACCCCGATTAATTTTCCTGAGGTTATGCGGTGCGCCGTAAGTATTCTACTACTAATTCTTTGTTCCAAAGTAGTATAATAATCATCGTTAGCTGAAGTTATTGCTTGAACTTGTGGTGCCAACTCAGCCCCTTCACTGAATGATAAAAATAACCTACCAGCGTTGTCCTCACCTGTAAACGATTTTTCTAAGTCCCTGTATAACATTCTTTGTTCTTCAGGTGTTGGTTCACCATTTGGCATGTTGATAAAAATACCACCACTAAATCCGTTACTAATTTGTGCGTTGTGATACTTACTAATCCGTGCATCGAGTTGAATATCATTCAAAGCTCCAACATAAGATGGTAAAGGGTATATTAAATTACCTGGTGTATAATCAAAACAATAAAATATTTGTGATGCGTTATCACCTCTGTTATTTGTAGTATCATAACTTTTATACCTTACTGGTTTATACTTTCTTGTATTAGCCCAGTTTGAACTATAATAATAATCATCGACAATATCTTCTTCGTTCATTTTACCACTACGGACTTTATCAAAACATAAGTGGTATATTTCTACTACTTTATCACCACCCCTGTTCCATATTACATTTAAACTATACCCACCGAACAAAACATAGTCCAACGCTATCTTTTGATATAAGTCGTTTAGAGTATCACCTAATTGATTAATTACCGTATCACCATACTCGGCTATACCTTCACCTATTACAGCGTCTGTAATCGAATGTATTGCAGTTCCGTTCATAGCCGAAGTATTAAATAGTTCTATAATTTTATCGGGGTACATGTTATCTTTACCAAAAGTTACCCAGTCTTTACCTCTCACTTCATAAAATTCAGGTAAATCTAAAGCTTTAAATTCTAAAATTTTTAAATTATTCATCTATAAAATATATATATTGTTCGTTATCTTCGTTATTACTAATATAGTTAACATCAGGGTTATCTGCACTAAAATTATTAATAACTTTACATAATACTTTTTGTATTTCTTGGTAACTACTATCAGGACACTGACCTTCCAAATAGCAATCATAATAATCATTAATTTCATTATTAAAGTTAGATGGTATACTAACATACTTCATACTAAACCATTCAGTAGTCTGAGTATATAATACAACATCAATAACACCTTCAGTATTACGCATACCCTTATTGCTGTATCTACTCACTAATCGCAGCCTATATGCATCATAATTTGGTAAAGTACCATTAAAATACACCAAATTGTTTATATTACGCAAATCTATTACCATATTAATAAATATAAAAAAAGGGGGCTTTACACCCCCTTTTTCATTTTATATTGACATTATTATTACGCTGCGAATGCAACTTCTAATAATGGTTGAGTTGAATAACCTAAGAAAGTAATGGTAATACCATTTCTGTCTCCAAACGCTGTACCCGTGTCAGATGTTGACGCCGATACAATCGCTCCAGTCTCATTACCAATAGTAAAGTATTTTCCGTTGTTATCACGGATAACTACTACTAATTTGGTATTTTGACCTAGAATATCCAAAGCTTCCAGATGGTCTGCTTGAAGTTTATTTATTACAATAGTTAAACTACTTTCATAAAACGCCACTCCGTTAGCTTCATCAAAGTTACCTGTTTCAGTAAGAGTTGCTGCTTGTCTAGGTTGCTGAAATTCATACATAGGTGCTACAGTTAAATCTGCAACTGCGTCAACCGTAGTTGGTGCTGACCCGAATGTAAATCCAGTAATACTATTATCGCTAGCGCTCTCTCCTAAAAGTGTTATGTCGTAGCCTGTTGTTGAACCGATGTAAACGGATGCGATACCGCCTAAATTTGTTCTACAATCCAAACTAACTCCTGATGCTAAATTACAAGGCATATTTTATAATTTTTTAATAGTTTATTGTTATGCGCAGTACACCCATAATTCTGGTTGAGTGACGGCTACGCCAATCGCCCACTTCATAAGTGACCTAACCTCATCGTTATCAGCTGAGTAAAATACTCTAAATTGCTCGAAGTCTGAACTTAAGTCCGTACCTAAGTAAAGAGTAGATGTACTACCCATGAACTTTTGTGAATTCGTGCAACCTAATGAAGGTACAACTCTTACCGATGTACCGGGAACTACAATAGGTTCACCTGGTGCAATATGGTAATAATTCTCCTGAGTAATAGCCAACTGCATAACTCTATACTGTTGTGGTGATAAGATTAAGATAAGGTCGTCCATCATCATTACCTCATCAGGTAAATTTGAGTACATATCTTGTGCGAATCCAACAGCCGTAGATACCGTCCATGTGCATGCACTAGATGGTGTTAAAGTAGCTCCGTTACCTGCAGTAATAATCTGAGTCAAACCACTATATGAACCATCACCGTTTACAAGGTAATTCTCGTTAAAGTTATTTAATTTTTTAACGAAGTACTCAGCCATTAATTGCTCGACTGGTATACTTTCGTTACCTGCGAACTGACCTGCAGCTAGTGATTGACTTAAGAATGTGGTTCTGAGTGTTTCAGGACAATAACTTTGGTTAACCTTAGCTTGTTTAAGGTTTAAGTCAATTTGTGTTATGGTTGTATCACCTGAAGTAGTGTATCCACACGAACCTCCATCTTGAACGAAAAAGTCACCGTTCATAATAGGTATCTTATTTGAACCAGCCTGTAGTCCTACTCTAACATTAAAGTAATCGGCTAAGGGTGTTTCTAATACCGCCTTACTGATAAGTTCAAATGAGTTCTCATCTACATAAGTATTAATTGTTGAAATATCAAATCCCATGATTAATTAATTTTTATTTATTTTTATTTCTACGGACTTCAAGTATCTTAGCCATACGACCACTCATGATACTTTGTTCGTCCTTATTTATGTCGTTCAGATTATTATAAATCTTTGGACTTCCTGGTTCGTCCCTAAATTCATGGAACTGACCTTTTAGTGCTTTTACCTCGTTAGATAATTCTTCGATTTTATCTAATGATGGTTGGAGTGCACCAACCAACTGATTAATTAAGTCGTCACTAAAGTTTTCCTCTGTTTCAGTTTCTTCTTCAACGACTACTTCCTCAATTTCAGTAATGATACCTTCATCGTCGACCACAAGAATTACTCCGTCAGTAGTTTCGTGTCTCGCTGGTGGAGCTGGTATATCACCATCTTCCGTTACAACGAATAACTGTTTACCTACTTCAAAGTCACCTTCGGTTTTAACAACAGTACCATCTAATAATGTAGCTTCCGCTAGTTCAATATTAGTAGTTTTTGTTTCAGTTTCGACTACAGTAGTTTCACTTTCTACTTCCTCTAATCCTAACATAACTCTAATTTTTCCTAAAGCTTCGTGTGCTGTCATATTAATTGATTTTATAGTTTATTTAATAATAAATATTAAGTTTACTTTTTCTCACCCTTAGTTTTACACAATTCATTATATGTTCGTATTATTGTGTAAAATACAGATATTGATAAAAGAGTTAGTTTAAGTGTTGCTTCAACATCTAAAAAAGATATAGTTATTGCCCCCGTATTTAACAATATTACTTTATCTGTTAACACCTGTTTAATCAT